AAATGGTTGGCAAGTACCTAAGCCTCCATCATATAAGATACGGATGTTAGTGTTAGGTGCAGCTCCATTGATTGCAGGAACATAAGCTCCGAATAATGTCTTATACACAGGGGTAGGTGAGAATAGCAGCTCCTTAGTATCTACATCCTTGACATATTCATTGTCAAAGGTATATTCTATCTGGCCGTAAATTTCTCCTGTGGCCTGAGTGTATAACACATTAGACTGATCCTCATCAGGTGCATAGGTGAGCTTGAGTTTTTTCTTAGTCACATCTGGAAGGAACATCAACTCTTGAGCCTTATCCTTCGCTAATTTCTGACTCCAATCCTTCTCAGCTCCTGAGTCATAATACTCATCTCTATGTCTTAGGATAAGGTTGTATGGATTGTCAATATCCTGCTCAACGTATAAGTTATACATCTGAAATATTGACTTAACAAAATCTGATTGCTTAATCTCTACAGGAACATAAGAGTTCATGATTAGAGTACCTCCTGTAGTCTGCACGTTCTGACTTGGCAGTATCACCATGTTGATAGCAGTTAAGTCAAGTATCACGTTGACATCTGCTAATACACCACCACCATTATACCATAGAGTAGTTCCTGAATAATCTACATTTTGTATCTCTACTCCTAATGATAAAATCTGTATATCACTTGGGTCTATATTTACTGTCCCATCTGTAAATGAAGGCACAGTAATTTGGTCTGCAAATGTTAAGATAGTAGTCTGACCTGTAGGCAAAGATGGAGAGCCATTATAATTTACTGTTACATTTGATCCATATACTTTTAAGTTACCATATCCCTGTACAAATACTTGAGCAAATACCTTATAATTTTTTTTAGAGAAGGCTAATAAAGTACCTTGACTTAATATAACAGCATTAGCCCCACTATTATTGTCAAGGATAATCTCACCTGCTATAGATAACTGATAGCTATATGACTCACCTGCTAATGGATTAGTGCTAAATGGTGAGCTGTACTCACCTGTTAATGGGTCAAATAAATTCTGAGTATCAATCACCTCTGTCCATCCAGAGTCAATGTTCTCTTGGAATGTATTGTTAAACCCTGTAGGCTGCACATAACTTGTAGTCCATGTGTTAGTGGCTTCTACTCTGTAGTCAGCATAATCAAAGTTATTAACATCCCCATTGTAAGGTATTAACAACTTATCAAAGTGAGCATCTGTTAAACCTGCCCAAGTGTAAGTGAAACCCGCCACAGCGAATATCCTATCAAAGTAGGTCTGAGCATAGATAGCAGGTTTGAACTCATTAGCTTGATATACATTTGTTCCTGTACATACAGGCATTACATATTTATAACCATCTGCTACAGTGTTGCTAAATGTAGCCGCTATATCAGTTGATGAGAATGTGTGATCTAAGTCTGAGAAATCTAAGTCATCAAGATTAACATTAGTGATAGCACTAAAGAACTCAGCCCTACTATCCTTGATGAGTACAGTGTAATTAACCTCCTCCTCATAAGCATTAGTGTACTGAGACTTATTAACACTCACCAACTGCAATAGTGCATCATCTAAGATAGGCACTCCATCCTGTATCACTTGACAGCGAGTCAACGTGTTGATGTTAAAGCTACCCGCTTGGATGTTCACATCATAGTAGTGACCTAATAGCTCATGGTTGTTCTTAGTTCCCTCAAGTGTTATTGTCTTAGAGAATGTTCCTTTACGAGCTGACAGGTCTCTAATATCTCCCACATTGAACGTGATAGGGAAGTTAGTCTTCTCTGATACATCTAAGACTCCTGTCTCAAGTACTATCTTAACCATTGATTATGTCGTTATTAGATAACCTTACTTGTATTGATTGCTTGATGAGGTTGTTATTTCTTTGCTTAAATACCTCAAAGTTTGTATTAAGTACATTACAGCTTACATACTCAGTTGACTCAGGGATATGTATGATACATCCACTCTCATCATAGAGATTATCTAAGTCCTCTGTGATTCGATACACTACGTTTTTAACATAGGTCTGAGGAGATGTTAATAACTGTTGGAAGTAGTTAGCCTCTGACTCACTCATCCAGTTAGTATTGAGGTCAAATGTCTTAACTACTTGAGTGTTGAAATTAACTTGACCTTGTTCATAAGTTTTATACTTCCACTGAGATGAGGTAACATATCCTGGCACATCCTTATTGTATGTATCCCTCTTGATAGTGCCCTTCTCATAGCTCTTAAGTTGGAAGGCAAAGCTACTCCATGAGCCCATCCTATCTAAGAATAAGATATGACTCTCAGAGATTAATGTCCTTGTATCTATGTTTACCTTATAGCTCACTGACTTAGGATCTACAAATCCAGGAGCTCCATCTCGATAAGTTACTGTGTAATACTTAGTGTCCTGCTTAACAAGTGGAGCTGTGCCACTCACTAAGGTAAGTGAGCCATAGTTATTAGGACCAACTGCTACTCCTTTCATATATTCAATTCCACTCACTGACTTGTAGAACACATCTCCATCATCATTAATGAAATACACCCTCTTGTTAAGTGCTATGCCTACATCCTTAAAGTTAAGCCATAAGTCCTGACCAAGTGTACATGTGAAGTTCAAAGGTTGGTCAGTAAGCCACAGTCCAGATGTGTTATCAAGTGTGTAGTCAGTCTGATCATAGAACGGCATATCTATCCAAGGAATAGCTCCATTGAATACATACTTATCTAATGTGCTAATCTCATTGAGGTTGATATCCTTCCTATTGTCAGCATATTTGATTGAGCCGTTGATAGTCGCATTAGTAACCTCTGACCATAGAGCATTGATAGTGAATGATGTTGTGCCTGTCACAGCTATCACAGTGTGCAGTCCTTCCACTCCAGGATTAGCCACACCTAAGTCTGCCTGTGTTATGTTGAGCTGGTCACCCACAGCAAAGGGGTGAGCAGCTGATGGAGTTATCTCGACATTGCCGCTGTCATCTGACAATGATGCTGTATAACTCAACGTGAATATGTACTCCTCCCCGAACTTAATGTCATACTTATAGTATGAGTTAGCTGCATCGTAGAAGGTTGTTATAGTTGGATTGAAGTCATAGCTTACCATGTTACTCAAGAGCTTGCTCAAGTCCTGCTCCCCATAGCCTGTGCCATAGGTAGGCAGTGCCTTGTAGTATCCTATCCTGTTGGATGTGCCTGACTCGAATACCTCAAAGATATATCGGAAGCCATCATTGTTGACATTAGTTGAGTTAACTATGAACTTGCACTCATTGTAAGCAGGAGTGAAATCTTGAGGTTCTGCTATGATTGTCATTGCCATACCTATATTGTATTTCAGTTGGCATCCTGTTAGAAGGATAGATATGAGTCATCTGTATAGTACTCCTCTTTGATGTAAGTGGCAGCATATCGGATGGCATCCATTGCATCATCCCAAAGTTTAACAGGCTCATCAGTAATGGTATCACCTATCTTTTTCCACTTGTAATTCTCATACTCCTTCTTAAGTTGGGGATGGTCTTCACATTGAACTCCAAAGGTTTTAATGTTATCTATACCCTTCTTTACTACCTTGTTAGCATTCTCAATATAGTATCCTGCCCTGTCTATCTCAGCTATGGTCTCAGGCCTTGAGTAGTCAGCTAAGATGTTGATTTGTTTCTCTATGCCTAACTGCTCCATCCTTGTGATTAGGTCAGTAGTGGTCAAGTAGCTCTCATATATCACAGGCTCAATGTATAAGTCCTTATCCCTCCAATAGACTCTCACTAATGCAGTGGGGTGATTGTAACCAAAGTCAAGGCCATAGACATAGTCAGTGAACTTGGAAGGCCTATGCTTGACAAATGTCCAATTGCTATAGATGTTGCTCTTAGATATAGCCTTCTCCCCTAATGCGTATATCTGATATTGTGCCTCATCAGTTCTCTTCAAATCCTCAATCTGTTTCTTAATGCTCTCAGGCAGGAAGGGGTTGTCCTTATACGTTGACTTAATTAGGATGCTCTCCTCTGCAGGTAACTCATACAGCCATGAGTTAGACTCTGACGGGTTGTAGTCAAAGATTAGCTTGTTCTCAGTCCTCATGTTGAGCTGAGTAAAGTCATCATAGTACAGCTCATTAGCCTCATTGCACCATGCCATGTCTCTCTTCCTACCTCTAATCTTTTGCTCATCATCCACTGAGAAGAACTCCACTATCGAGCCATTGCTAAAAGTGTAGATGTGCTCTGACTTGTTATGGCTGTTCACATCATATATCTCAAGGCTCTTCATTATCTCAAGGAAGTCTCTCATGACTGTGGCTCTCAAGGCAGGGAATGTTTTACGAATGATACTAACTACCTTGCCTCTGTTCTGTAGGCAATAGACTATGATGAGCTGGCATAGTGAGTAGGTCTTAGAACTCCTTGAGCCTCCCTCATTGATTATAAACCTCACATCAGAGTTGAGTGCATCATGGTTCTTCTCGAATATCACTGTACTGTTTAGCTCCATTTTAGGCAAAGGTTTGGCTATACCACTTATTAGTAGTATAGTTAATATATATCTTATAGGTTATATTACTTAATAATATTAACCTTAATCTCATTGATAGACTGACCGTTAGTGGTAGTATCTACCTTCTCAGTCAATCCATTTAGGCGTTGAGTGATTGAGGCATTGTACTGCCCAACCATGCCGCCTTCAATTTGGTCTCTTCTAATTGCTTCCTCTATATGCGAACAGATTGTCACATATTCAGAATATCTCCCATCCACATTAGCAAAATACTGATGTACTGTACTCCCCATTTCAGCTGCATAACATCTAAAACCAACTTGAGTAAGTGGTCTCTCTAATGGTATAGCAGTAGCCTCACCTGTCTTAGTAGAGAGTGAGTATTGATATCTTGGGTTAGCTTTGCACCAATCTTTATATGACTCAAATAAAGTCCACATAGCCTCTGGAGTCTCTATGTATTTATGCTTAGGCATTGGTATCAGCAGCAGGTTTCTTCTTGCGTTTCTTCTTAGGCTTATCATTGATTACTGACTCAAGAAAATCAGTTGATACTGACTCAGCAGGAATAGGTGGCTCAACTGCCTCATACTTGATAACTGTAGGTACTTCCTCAAAGATATATCCAAGGCCTATAGATTGATAGTATTTCACTTTGCTAATGTCTATCTTAGCCACCACAATAGAACGCTGTCCTAAGATGCGATCATATACTCTGACAGTTTTGTCAATGTATTCTGTTTTAATTTTAAAATTGCTCATATTCGTTAACTATTATAAATGTTAAATATAGTGCTAAGGTAATGCTTGAGAACTTAAATAGCAAATAGATATTCTCATTCCACAGTGCTATCACTACTCCAAAGGCCATGATGTATGTCATTAAGCCTAAAAAATTAGCATTCCTCATACCTATATTGTATTTGATTTATATTTTCTTTAATTTCTTTAATCAGGAAGTAGGCAGATGTGCTGTTGATGTTGAAATACTTAGCGAGTGCAGTCTGAGTTGAATGTCCTTTGTCGTAATATGCCTCAAATACTATCTTTTTTATCCTATCCTTCTGCTCTGTTCTATATATCTCAACAAGTGCCTTCTTAAAGTTGTACCTATCCTCTATCTCAATCTTATGCTCCAGGTCAGTAGGGTCATCAATAACATCCATTGTGTACTCTTGAGACTTGTATAAGTCCTGTTTCTTAGTCTTAGAGCCTTGAGTCCAAATAAGGTCACACTTAATAGTGTTGAGTAGGTAGCTCTTAGCCTTATCTTCTGTCATATCTTGAGCATTGAGCCCTGCACAGTGGATGTAGGCATTGTTAATAACTGCATCTGCATCTATTGATGTCGGTATGTTGAGCACATCTAAGAAGTGGCGTGTGTACTTGAGCACCTCAAGGTAGTTGCGAGTGAGATATCTATCCAAGTGCTCCTTCATACCATTGAGTGAAGTCCTTGAGCCATACCTTCCTGCGTACTGATGCACAGAAACACTCCTTATCTCTCTGCCCTGTGACTCTGTTCTTAACTTGTTGTAGTTGTATAAGGCTTCTCTTAGTGAGCACCTTCTCCTCTGGCAGGTTAAGGATTGAGTCTATGAATTGTATATCAGTTTGTTCAAGCATACAGCAGTGAGTGAGGTTGCACAGGCAATAGTGAAGGACTGTGAGTAGATTAGAGTTCCCCAGAATGATGTACACTTCCAACATCCAAGAGCTGTGTGTATCCAATCGGGTAGGATAAGCCTGTTGATGCGATCTTGAAGAGGCTCAAAGTTAACGAACCACCATGATACAACAAGAGGAGCTAAATAGTCTATCATGGGTGCTAAGATAATAAAAGTTTTTAACATAACAAAGGGGAGCTGTTACACTCCCCCTCATCTGTTACCATGTGACAACGCTCTCAGGTGCGAGTAACATGGGGTTTTGCCGAACTTCAGTTGTTAATCTTATCAAGTATTGATTGAGGGGTGTAATACTGCCCTTCAATGTCAATCATTATCTGTATTAAGTAGTTCATTTCTTTACTAAGTATTTAAACGCATTATCATAAAACGAACCTCTCACCTCATTGCCATTCATAAATCTGTACAGTGTAGCGGCATTGACGTTCATATCCTCTGCCATGTGAATGATTTTGTATCTGTATGACAGTTGATCAGTTAGTTCTCTCCTGAGCCACTCAGAGAATGACTCATCGAGATTAAGATATACTGTCTTAGAACGGTAAGTCATCCTTTTCAGCTGTTGGTTGAACACTTGGAGCTGACTCACCTGTTACTCTCCACGCATCAAGAGTGTTATAGTAGCGACCATTGAACTCCCTGCCTCTTAGGTTGTATGATACTTCCACATTTTGACCTACTCCATAAGGCTTAATAATATCCATCTTATCATTGGTTAATTGGAATATAATATCCTGTGGATACTTTGGATCAGGTGTTGTGATTACGAACTCTCTCACTGAGAACTTGTCTGAGATGACCTTCACCTCATTGATGAGCTTGATAGCTCCTTTGATTGTTGATTCTGACATTTATTTATTATTTAATTCATTTACATATTTACTATAGTACTCATTGCAGTAGATGAGTCTCTCTCTAATCTGCTCCTCCTTCTCCATGTCTCTCTCATAGCTTAGCACAGTTACTCTATGGTGCATTGGTATGTGATTAACTCTGTGGATGGATAAGTTATCCCATTCAGTGAGTAGGTCATCTGGTGTAGTGTACATGGTATAGACTAACTCAAATGCAGGTCTATCATAAAGCCACATGTAAGCTCTACCCTGCCACTCATAGTCTGAGTTCTCACCTTCTGATGGTGTTGCAGGAAAGGTATCTAATGACCATGAGCTCTTGATGTCAATGATGAGGTCATCTGTTATGATGTCACAGCATCCACTCATGTAGTCATTCTCTACTCTTAGATTGTTTTTAGTGTATTTATTTGTAAATCTCACATCATTGAGTAACTTGATACCCTCATGCTCCCAATCAGTTCCTTTAATCATTGGCTTAGTTTTGATGTTAAGCTCATATCCATAAAAGTCCTGCTTAGCAATTTTTCTAATCTCAGACTTTGCAGTCTCAGACAATGGCTCAGACTTACTCCTGGAGTTGGTCATGAGCTTACCTAATTGTGAAGGTCTCCATTTCATAGCTGTGCCTCCTGTTCTTTGGTTAGGTTAAACTTAGATTTGAGTTGCTCAACAGTGTACTCACCTGCTGCAATCTTATCAAGAGCACCTTTGAAGCGTTCTGCAGATAATGTTTCTTTAACAGGCTGCTTAGCTGCTTGCTCTGCTGTGTTAGCATCATCATCTATAGCTTGAAGGGATAGACTTGATTGCAGGGTGTACCTCCTGTAGTAGGTCACTGCAGAACCTAATTGCTGTGGTGTCAAGTTAGATGGTAACTCCATGCATGACTCTATCATTGCACCTGAGTCGATGTCAATAATCTGAGTACATACGTTGTTGCCTTGAATAGGTTGTAATAATAGCAGGCCATTCTCAAGTAAGATTGGCTCAACAGCATCAAGCAAGGCATTGATGTCAGCATAAGCCTTTTTGAAGTGTGGATTGGTTGCATTCTTAGTTACCTTACCAATGGCTAACTTAGCTCTGTGTAACTTCTGGTGTAGAGTAAGCGTGTTGCCTAACTCATTGAGCTCCTTAATTTTTTCGGTAGCTGTTTTGATTTCTTTTTGCATAACTGATTTTTTAATTTCGTCAAAGATAATAAAACTTTGCATATTTACAAATTAAAGTTATTAACATTTGTATGTTAACTCCTCCCCTGTGAGTGCAAAGTAAAGATTCTCAAGTTGGTGAGCATATTGAATATGATTGTATCTTATAAAGTGAGCACCATTTTTAATGACAAAATTATTAGTTATACCAAACTCATAACCATAATGATAATCTTTGACATATATTCTATCTGATACTTGCTTAAATCCTACCCTAATCAACCACTCTTCACTTATCTCAAGTGCCTGATAGAAGTCATCAATGTCATCATCAAGCAGATTCTCAAGGTCTGCTAAGTTTATGAGATCAGTTTTGTGAGTCCCATCTCCTAATTCTACTTTATAGGTATTGCCTAACCTAATTTCATGTGAGTCTAATGTCATAATTTAATCTATTTCGTTGTTAATTGTTATTCTCTTGCTCCTCCTCCTCCTCTTGAGGCTCTTGATATACACATCATATCTGACTAATGGGGATGGCTTGTGTTTCATAATCCTAATACAAATGATTCATACCACTCAACAAAACTATCAAAGTCTCTCACTATGATATACACTCCACCTGCATTTTCAATCGCTTTTTGATACTGTTTCTGTGCTTCACTTTGTTTGTCATTTTGCTTAATCTCAATCTTAACTGACCTCCCTCTAATAGTGGCAGAGATGTCTGCTGTTCCTTTGGTGCTTTGTCCAGGAGTCCACTTCCCTGGCAGCTGCTTTGTGTGAGCCATCATACCTGAGCCAACTTGTATCTTAGCTCCTTCCCTGTACTGACCTTGAGAGGAGATTCTCTCAGCTTGACCTCCCATGAACTGTATCCATGCAATCACACACTTTGTCAAGGCATTGGCAGAGTTATCAGTCCAATCAGTCTTTGGGATGTAAGCCTCTGGCATGTTTGGATATTTCAGTTTCAAGCTCTCCATCATGAGAGCATTGAGTTTGTCTTTGTTTAGTTTATTCATATAAATAAATTTAATTGATTAGTATGATTGTTTATTCTCTCCATTGCTATTTCACAATATTCTTCTGATATTTCACTACCAATGTAATTTCGGTTTAATTTTTTTGCTACTAATCCTGTTGTACCACTTCCCATAAAAGGATCATAAATTAATTGCTCTTTTTCTGAAAAAGCATTTATTAATTGAATAGGAAGTTGCTCAGGAAAAACAGCACCATGAACATCAGATACTTTTTTACCTCTTCCAATTCTTAAAATATTATTCATTTCACCTCTTTTAAATTTAGAATTTTGTATTGCTCTTCCTCCTTTTTTATCGTCTTCAAGTATCAATATCATTTCATAGCAACTATTTAAAACATTTCCATGCATTGCAGGTTGGCCATTTCCTTTATCCCAAATAATTATATCTTTTATATCTTTATTAAAATCTCCAATTATTTTAAAAAATGCTTCTTTGCTTCCAGTTACTATTTGAAAATTATAACAAACAATTTTTGATATTCTTAATAGTTCATTTAATACACTACTATGAAATTCATAAAAATCATTTATAGGTAAAGCATCATCAAAATGATTATATTTTTTACTAAAATGATTAGTATTTTCTCTTGTGGTATACTGTCCATTCCTTATCCTTGTTCTCATATTATAAGGTGGAGATGTTACTACTAAGTCTACAAATTTATCAGGCATTTTAGACATTGTTTTGATACAATTTTCATTGTAAATTTTATTTATTTCCATTTCTTACAAAAATAAAAAAGTACTGATAATATAACTCCAAAACCTACCCCAAATAGCATTCCAGCTGAAAATGCTTGTGACATATTATCCATATTATTCTGATTTAAAGGTTAATATGGTATTCTGCCGTAAATCTATGCAATTCTCCATCAATCATTTCCAATTTTGTTAATGTCAATGTTCTTGGCATATTATTTACTTGGTCTTGTCCGCCTGATATGCTTTCACAAAAAGTAACAGATACTACTTGACCTATGCGTTCATCTTCAACAATAAGCGGCATTAAGCTACCTTTTTGTCCAATTTCATAGAACATTACATCCTCTGTAATTGCTCTATCTTCTTTTTCTTTTTCTAAAGTTGTTTTCATTATTCTGATTTAAAGGTTATGTTATAATATTGATACCAAGAATCCCAAACTGGTGGCATATCTTTTTCAAAGATTTTTGCCAACCTTGCTTGATTAAAGGTTTCTTGATGCTGCATCTTTTCCAATTCTTTGGCTTGTTTAATTTCTTCTTTTAACCATTCTAATGTTTTTGGATTGTCTATCTGACTAACCAACCACTCTACTGCTGTTAATTTATTCATTCTCTATCTTTTTAATATATTTATTAATTGTCTGCCTTGAAACTCCCAATATTTCTGCAACACTGGATTGATTAAGGTCTTTATTTTGAGTATATAGTGACTTAAATTGGTCAAATGGACTTTTACTTTGGTCTGACTTAATAATATATTTCATATCCTTTTTATCCTGTGACTCAATCTTAACTTTTTTACTCATGTTAATAAAATAGTCAGACAGTTTCTCAGCTTTCAACATAGCATCTGCACCTATCATACTATAAGAGCCATCATTCTCTTCAATATCATAACTCCATAAAGCATTGAGAAGGAGTGCAAATCTTGGGATATAGCTCTTTTGTTTAGGCAACATTGACTTCATGTATTCATTCTCACTATCACTGTTCTGCATCTCAGTAATCTTATTAAATATTCTCATCCATTGTATCTTAGCCTTTGGTGATAGTATTGCCTTAATAGGCTCAATGTCATCCTCTTGATTGTATTTAACCCACTCTCTTTTTACTGTATCAAAGAACTTAACAACATACTCATCATACCAAATTAAGATACGGTCATCCATCTCATTCTCATTGTAAGTATCAACATACAAATCAGGAAAGGTGATTAACATCCTATCTGTAAATCCATTTTCTTTGTTCTCCTCTGTATTAAACTGATCAAAGATACTTGGCTGGATACCTCCAAGCACAGGGATGTGAGGTTTATCAACAAATGAACTCTTAGCTGTTTTTCTGTTCATGCTTACAGCCTTACCACTCCAACAAGATAACCAAAACTCAAGGTCAGAACCTGCCCTATATTTGTTCATGTCTTTAAACCATCCTGCAAGCTCATCTTTAAACACTCCAACTGCATTCTTATTCTCTTCATGCAAGTCAACTAATGCCTCAAGTGTAATATCATTAACTATAAATTGAGTCTTTTTAGGTTTCCTTACCTCCTCTGAGTGCTCCTTATCCTTTTTATCTTTTTTCTCATACTCTACCCACTTAGAATATTCCTTGATGTATCTCCTTATATGAGTGTTATTAATCACCTCCAAAGGTCTAATCATTTGATTGATGCTTGGAGTCTTACCTATCCCTGCCTTACCTACTAATGAGATCCAAACTGTGGCATTCTCAACCCATCCTGTCTTAACTTCGAGCTTCAATGAGTTACCAACTATCACAGATAAGAGCCAAAGGAATGAGCTACCCATGTAATCAATGGATAGACCTAATGTTTTGGCACTCTCAAGGATGTATAGTTGAATATTCTCAGGAAATATATCAATAGGAAATGTCAACTTATCAAGATCAACTGTAGGTCTATCATCTATCTCAATCTTTGGCACTCTTCGAGTTCCATATCCTTTGTGATATAAGTCATTTGCAGCCTCTTTAAAGCTCCCAAAGTGATACTTATGAGCATAGATAGCAAATGGACTTAATAACTTCTCAGCAGGATAGTTTGTTCCTGTGCTGAATAGATACATACAGCCACTATCTTTGTACACATATCCTGAATGAGGTGAAGTAGCTCCATGACGTCTTATGATGTAATTCTTAGTAGTGTTTCTTACAATGTTAAACTCATCTGATATAAGATCTATTGTGTTGCTTTGATTATTATAATCATCCCATGGACTTATCTCATTGTCATTAACCTTATATTCTTTTTTAGTAGGTTTATCCAGGTTAACCTCTTCAATATAGTTGTAAGTTCTCGAAATAGACCAAATAATCTCTCTCTCTTCCTCTGTGATATACTTAATGTCATGATATTCATTCATGCCATAAAAGTTACCATAGAGAATAAACTGTCCACCCTTACCTCTTGATTCAATAATAGCCTCCTTCATTCCTTTGAGCTTGGCTATCTTAGTATTACCACTCTGAGCTGTGCATTTATATATGATATGATAACCATCCTTCATTGTTTTAGCAATGACTACCTTCTCATCAAAGTCTGAGATATTATCTCTTAGGAAGGAGATATACTCATCCCACCATTTTTGCCTATCTGGAAGGGATGGAAGTACTTTGAGATCAACATCAATACATTCAATGTCATTAAATCCTGCTCTGCATCCATATAGAGGAGCATTCAATAAGTCAATATCATTTGATGTCTTACATGGTAACTCAGTCCATTTTAATTCAATAGGTTTTTTTGACTCTTCACATGGAATAATGCTATAGCCTAAGCCTGCTAATTTTTTAAGATAATCTTTTGTAATCATATTCTGTTTTTAATACACTGTTATAAAAAAAATAGGGGGAAAGGAACAGTGTAAACCTTTTAAGTGGATGCCTCCGACAACCCCTTCAACAAAATTAGAAATAATTATAATAACTATTATAAACAATTTTAAAAACTTATTAACTGTAAACTACTGTAAAGGGGTTTACAGTAAAAGTGTAAACCCTTTTCGCTCTGTATCCCTTATAAACACTAAGAAAATGCCCTAAAAAAGTGTAAACTTTACACTAAATTAAAAATTTTATTTTTTTTCAGTTTAAAAATTATAATTGATACCACTGTAAACTGTAAACCTTTACACTAAAATAGGTATTAACGCATTGAATTTAAGTGAATTAACTAATGAAATGGTTTACAGTATGGTTTACAGGGGTTTACACTGCAACAAAAAACCCCCTGAGCTCGTTTGCAAAGGGGGTCTTAAGATAAATTTAAAAAATCATATGTTATGCAAGTCCAAAGTTAACTCTTTGTAGAGATTATTCTTAATTCTAAACTTAATTTTCCTCAATTGTTTCAAACAAAAACAGTTCATAATATCCTCAACAAGGTCATGACCTTCATTGTAATTCTCAAATATCAACATGAGCTCCTCAATATAGTCCAGGTATATTTTATCCTTGATTGAGATTAGATCATGATGAGTTTTAAGTCCATGTATAACACTTGCATGGTCTCTGTTAAACATGGCTGCTATCTCATAGAGTGTAAGTCCTTCCTCTCTGAGTAGGTTGTAGAGATAGAAACGTTTGTAAGTGTAGTGTCTATATCTGTGGCGAGCTTTGAGGTCATTATCCTCAATATATTGTATTATGTCAGTCATTTTTATATTTATTAATTAGTCCTATTGCTATTGCTATCAATCCCACTGTGAACAGT